TAACTTTGAGTGGCGTAACAGCTATTCCAATCAACAGCTGGTCAGATTTTAAGAAGGTAATCAAACAGCTTAAAGAAGATAAGGCACATGAACTGTATAAAAATATCACACTGGACACTGTTGACATCGCGTATGATTTGTGTGAAAAATATATTTGTTCTCAAAATGGTGTAGAAACAATTTCACAGATGCCATATGGTCAAGGATTTGCAGCGGCAACTAAAGAGTTTGATGAAACTCTTCGCCAGATTCCGCAGCTCGGATATGGTTTGGTAATGATTAGTCACGCACAAGATAAAACCTTTGTAGATGAAACCGGACAAGAGTACAATCAAATTGTCCCAACATTGGCCAATCGTCCACGCTTGATTGTTGATAGAATGAGTGACATTATCGGTTACGCTCACCCAGAGCAACGAGATGACGGTTCTACGCATACTGCTTTGTATATGCGTGGAACGCCTAGGTTCTTAGCTGGGAGTAGGTTTGCGCACACTCCTGATAAGATTGAATTTACATATGAAAATCTTGTTAATGCTATTGGTGACGCTATTGATAAACAGGCTGAAGAGAGTGATGGGAAATATGTAACAGATAAACCTGTTATCCGTCAAACCGCCGCACCAACATATGATTTTAATGCATTGATGAAAGAATTTAATACTATTGTTGGACAAATTCAAGAAGCCACAGGTCCAGATTTTGAAAATGTCTGGGCGGTAAGGATTACAGAAATTATCAATCAAGACTTTGGAAAAGGTAAAAAAGTGAAAGATATGACACCTGACCAAGCTGAAATTCTTGATTTGATTGTTTCAGACCTTAAAGATGCTGTAGCTAATGGACTGTAATTAAAAGAATAGGAGGGTTACTAAATTGATAGTAGCCCTCTTTTTTGTTTTGACAGCGTTATTTATTTATGATATAATATAAATATATGATAATTCAAGAGAAAGGAAGTATATGGGGTAGTATAAGGTTATTTAAAAAAGAATATTATGCCCATAAATTTGATTTAGAAGTTGGTTAAATAATGAGTAAACAACTAGTAAAATGTCTATATTGCGGGCAAGAGATGAATAGGGATTTATTTAATGTTATTTCAGTTGGCAAAAGATATGCACATGATTATTGTTACCAGAAGAATAAAGACAAAGAATTAGTGGAACAAAAAATTCACTTTAAAATGAAAAATATTCTAGGTGACAAATATACAAAAACTAAAATTGACAGACAAATTAAATCTTTAGTTCAGTCTGGCCGCACTGTAGAGGGTATCCTACAAACCTTAGACTACTGGTTTGATGTTAAAGAAGGAGACCCAGAAGCATCAAATGGTGGAATTGGTATTGTTGATTTTGTTTATAATGAAGCTATGGAGTATTATGAGCGTCAAGAAGAAATAAAGCATAGATATGAAGGAATTGACGCAAATGATTACATGCCTAAGTCTGATTTTAATTATCAACAACACTCAACACCATTTAAAAAACCAAAAAGAGTGAAGCTCTTTACTTTAAACTAGGAGGTGATGAATTATTGGTGCTAAGTTATATGATGCGACGGCAGTCGCGCAATTAGTTTCATGTATCCTAGTGCAACCTTCACTTTTGGACGATGATGGAAAATACTCTTTTGATGATAGAGATTTTCTAACAGATATTCATAAAGTGATATTTGCGGCGGCATTTAATTTGCGGCAAATGGGTACAGAGAATTTTAATCCCAAAGTGATTGAAGATTATCTAAAGAATAGACCTGAGAGTTTAGCCATTTATAAAACTCAAAATGGCGCAAGTTGGTTAATCAATGCCATGCAGAATGCCGACCTTCCAAACTTTGATTATTATTATGATAAAGTAAAGAAGATGACGCTTTTGCGAGAATATGATAATAGTGGTGTAGATGTATCTTTTATTTATGACCCTGATAACATTTTTGATGTAAAGAAAAAACAACAGCAGGAGAATAATTTAGATAAATATACTTTAAGTGAAATTGCAGATTTAATTGAAACTAGAGTATTGAACGTCCGCGAAGATTATATTGATAAAGTTAATGATGATGATTCAGTTGCTATTGGTGACAATGTAATGGGTATTCTTGAAGAACTAGAGAATAATCCAGAAGTAGGAATTGAGATGTATGATGGTGGTAAATTTAATTTTGCCAACAGAATAGCTAGAGGTGCTAGGTTAGGTAAGGTTTATATGCGGTCTGCCGCTACGGGCGTAGGTAAATCCCGAATGCTAATAGCAGATGCATGTAACTTTGCTTGTGATACCATTTATGATGTTAATACTGGTCAGTGGAAAGATAATGGTTGTAAGAATGCTACATTATTTATTTCCACAGAATTAGATATTCCCGAAGTAACAACAATGGCTTTAGCTTTTATTTCTGGAGTTAATGAAGAACATATTCTTAATAACAGATATAATTATGAAGAAAAAGACAGAGTTTATAGAGCAGCAGAAATTTTAGCACAATCTCCTTTATATATTGAAGAGATGCCTGACTTCTCTCTCAAAGATATAGAGAATTGTATTAAAAGAAATATTAGAGTGCGGAAAGTGCATTATGTAGCTTTGGACTATATTCACACTTCCGCAAAGTTACTAGGGGAAATTGCTAGAATGTCTAATGGTACTAAACTTAGGGAAGATAATGTTCTATTTTTAATGGGTGTGCGGTTAAAGGATATTGCTAATCAATTTGGTGTATTTATTTTAACAGCAACTCAGCTCTCTCAAGATTGGAAGACATCTGAAATTCCTGACCAGAATCTACTTAGGGGAGCGAAAAGTTTAGGAGATTAATTTTAATTGCGCAAATTAAACTAGTCGTGCTATTAAGAAATTAATAGTATTATGAGTCCGAGAATTGCTGGAACACCCTTAGAGCTTTATAAACTACAACATAATCTGTAAAGATAAGTGTGAATGTTTGAAAATTATAAAGATTGGGCAATCAGCAGCCGAGCTTCTTCAACGGGAGAAGAAGGTTCAACGACTATCCCGCCAGGGAGTAGGATTAATCATCCGAAGTACGGACTACCTAACCTTAGTATTAAGTATGGTAAAGATATAGTCTAGCCCTTGTAGAAATATAAGGTAGTAGCGAAGATTGATGTTGGAGAAATTTTACTAGATGCAACGATGGAGGATATAGAGACGGTCACAGAAGTTTGTAAACAGTTAGATTGCAAAATTCCCAATGTAAAAATTAGTATTTATAAGAACCGCAGAGGTAGCATTAATAAATGTTATATGTGGGGATATTTAGATAAAGGTATCTGTAGATTTGAAAGTTTATTTCTTACAGATTATAAATATAATTTGGTAAAAATAGAAGATTAAGGAGGTGTTAAGTGTATAATATAGATGAAGTAAAAGAATTGATTACTGATGAAGATGTGTTTTTATTGCTTGAACACCTCCAGGCTGAGCCAGTAGACCATGGAGGTTTTATTACATGTAAAACCATCTGTCACAATTCTTTAGAAGAATTAGATTCAGCCAGCAATAAACTATATTATTATAGCAACAGTCAAAGATTTACATGTTTCACACATTGCGGAGATAGCTTTGATATTTTTGAGTTAGTCCGCAAAGTACAAAATGTAGATTTGAATCAAGCTATTATTTATATAGTTAATTTTCTAAATTTACAATGGAAATTAGATGATGCGGAAAACGATTATTCAGTTAATCCTGATATAGATTTATTCAGACGATACAATGAAATTAATCAATTAGAGCCTAGAGAAAATAATAAAGTTCTTTTGCCGCAAATAGATGATAATATAATTAGATATTTCCCGCAACCTAGAATTTTACCTTGGGAGAAAGAAGGAATATCTAAGGAAGTTTGTGATTACATGAACATTAGATATAATCCTTTAAATGGTAGTATCATTATCCCGCACTATGATGAAAACAATAGATTGGTGGGAATTAGACAAAGAACTTTAGTCCAAGAAGATGAAATTTATGGTAAATATCGTCCCGCAAGAATTAGTGGGAAGTCATATCAACACCCACTTTCTTTTGTTGACTTTGGATTAAATAAATCTAAAGATAAAATTAAAGATTATGGGACAGTAATTGTGGCTGAATCTGAAAAGTTTTGTTTGCAGTACATGACAATGTTTGGTATTGAAAATAATATTTCAGTTGCATGTTGCGGCAATAATTTGTCTAGGTATCAATTCCAACTTCTACTGGATAGTGGAGCTAAGGAAGTAGTTATTGCATTTGACAGAGACTTTGAAGAAGTTGGTGATGATAATTACTATAGAGTTGTCAATAGACTAATGAAGCTAAATGAAAAATATAAAAGTGAAGCCAACATTAGTATTATGTTTGATAAAGAGGGATTAACAGGTTACAAACAAAATCCTTTAGATTCAAATAGTCCTGAAATTTTTGAATATCTATTTAAGAATAGAATTATATTATAGGGGGGTGGTAGATTGAAATTAAAGAAATATACTGAAGAATTATATGATACTCCAGTAGAACAGGTGTTGTGCGGGCGAGGTATTCCTCAAGACCAAATTGAAACTTGGCTAAATGCAGGTTGGCCGCAAATAAATGATTGGAATCTATTGGATAATATTGAAGATGCTGTATATAAGGTATATGAAACTATTATTAAAGATAATGATATTATTGTAGTAGTTGACTGTGACTTAGATGGATATACTTCGGCATCTATTTTCATTAATTATTTAGATAATTATTTTCCTGATTATTGCGAACATAAAATTAGGTGGCTACATCACGAAGGCAAACAACATGGTTTGAGTGATGTTATTGACCAAATTTTAGAAATGGATAAAACCGAAGAATATTTAGTGGTTTGTCCCGACAGTGCTAGCAATGATTTAGAGGAACATAAAATTATTTACAGTGATGGCGGAATGGTCATTACCTTGGATTAACACGATGGTTCAAGTAAAATCTCTCTAATTGCGGGAATCTCCTAAAACTTTATTTACTAAATTAAATTAGTGATAGTTTAATGGCGATGGGTAATTCCTTAGGTATAGTAATAAGAATAAAGATATATGGACAATCCGCAGCCAAGGGACTTATTAAAGTTCAAGGTTCAGAGACTATACGGGAGACAATAGTAATGTATTGAAGATATAGTCCACTCCTTGGTGAAAGCTAAGGGTTGAAGGCATCATGAATCTGGAATAAAAATTCCAGAAAGTATTATAGTAAACCCGCAAACAGATAATTATCCAAATAAATCAATTACTGGCGCAGGTGTCACTTGGCAATTTTGTAGAGCCTTTGATGATATTTTTAATAAAGATAATCCAAAAGCAAATAATTATTTAGATTTGTGTGCTTTGGGTAATTGCGGGGATATGGCAGATTATAGAGAACTAGAAATTAGAGCGTTGGTTAATTTAGGATTAAGCGATGTAGACAAACTAAGAAATGCTTTTTTGATTATGTTAGCTAATAAAAATGAATATATTATGGCTAAAAGAAATGGGTTAAATTATCTTAGTTCTTCATTTAGTATTACTCCATTTATTAACGCTGTTTGCCGCAGTGGTACAATGGAAGAAAAGGAATTAGTTTTCCAAGCATTTCTTGAACTTCCTTT